CTCGTACTCTGGCTCGTTCAGGCGACCTGGTTCTCTCGCGGCTTCTGACTCGCTCTCGATGGATGGTTCTCTCAGCGCTCATGACTCGCTCCAGGCGGATGGTCCTCTCAGCCCTCATGACTCGTTCACCTATTATGGTTCTCTCACTTAGCTTGACTCGCTCTGGACCTTTGGCCCTCTCGCTCGTGCTGGCTACGGGTCAATCTTATGCGCGTGGCCCAAGATGCCAATGGGGTAAGGGAGAGGCGGTGGCGTCCCATAATGCAGTTGATAAGCTACCTCGTGGTAATGGCTCAGGAACAGCTTTACCGCGTAACGCTTAGCTCTTGCATGGATATGAGCGGGAGGAAGCCTCCCCACTGAATAAGCAGCATAGGCGTCGGTTGTCTTGCCTATCTTCTTCTTCTCTAATATCGCCTCGGCCTGCCCCTTGAGTGCCCCGGTTTCGTTACGGGTTATCTCCAGCAGCTTACGGTCGGCGTAAATTTTCCCATACCGGTCTTCCTTATGAGCCTGGACCTTCACAAAGGACTCGCCCATCTTCCAGCACAAAGTCCTTAAGGATGCGTTCCAGGGTCGCTTCTTGCCCTTCTCCCAGGATTGTGTGGGGTCCAGGCCTGCGAACCTCCAGATGTGCCCTACGGTAGGTGCCCGAGTAATGTCGATGTGTGCCAGCAACCCGGCGGATATCACAGGCCCAATGCCAACAACAGACCGTGCCCACTGCCCAAGCTTGTTAGCCTCTGAGTACTTCCCCAAAGCTCGCTTGATCTGATTCTCCAGTGATGTGGACTGCACGAGCAACCAATCCAACACGGCATGTGGCTCCCCTGACTCTGCCAGGGAGCGCACTTGATTGGCGGATCGGATCCTGTCGTCCTGCATCTTGTAATAGGTATCAACCAGGAACCTAGCCTCGTCTGCCGACAACGTAATAGCTGCTGACGCTATGTCCTTACTGAGTCGTTCAATTTGCTCTAATCCTTCCATTAGTCATTCCTTTTGGTTAGGCACTCGTACAGTCTGGTTCTCTCGCTTCGCCTGGTTCGCTCGGCGATCTTGGTTCTCTCGCGTGGTGTGGCTCGCTCAGAATCGTTGGCTCTCTCTCGACTTCTGGCTCGTTCTCTGTGGTTCTCTCCCGCCAGTCTGGCTCGTTCCTTCTCAGTGGTTCTCTCAGGAGTCATGACTCGTTCATGTTCATTGGTTCTCTCCTGGTCATTGACTCGTTCCCTCTCCGTGGTTCTCTCCAGTGTCCTGACTCGCTTACAAGCTTTGGCTCTCTCGCGACTTCTGGCTCGTTCTCGTGGATTGGTTCTCTCACCTGGTCTGACTCGTTCAAGCGCTCTGGTTCTCTCTACGGACGTGACTCGTTCTTTCTTCATGGTTCTCTCTCCGCTCGTGACTCGCTCTCGCCAGATGGTTCTCTCTGGGTTCGTGGCTCGTTCTGACCACGTGGTTCTCTCCCGGCTTCTGACTCGTTCAAGCATCCTGGTTCTCTCGTCGTCGTTGACTCGCTCGAAAGCTGTGGTTCTCTCTCGGCCTCTGGCTCGTTCGGGACAGATGGTTCTCTCGCGACTTTTGACTCACGGATAATTACCTGATCCAAAGCTTCATCGAACTCCATCGTGTATTTCCTGAACTTCGCTGGGATATCAAACTTCAGAACAGCTATCTCGCTCTGCATGCGGGTGGAAGTCCTTGGAGTGCTGCCAGTAGCTCAGCAGTCCAGAGAAGGCTGCGAACCAACGAGCGTTATGCTCAGGCTTCCACTGGTGAATGATGTTGGTGCCAGGCTCGCTGGTTGATATGAAGATGTTGATCAGGTTGGCTGACACGTTGCCCATGCCGTAGGCGTAAGCCACTAGCTGCATGGCATGCTCGTCATAGGGGAGCTTCTTCTTAGGCAGGTCTTCCAGACCGAATTGCTTGGTCTTGAAGTCCACAACGCAGATGACCTGATCGCCTTTGTACATCAGTGCATCTATCTGCCCGCCAAACCCTAGCTCACAGGCAAAGGACTTCTCTGCCTCCCACCGATCCCCTTCCATTGCCTCTCTAAGCTTGCCTAGCTGCTTTAGGACCGGGTTAATCAGCTCGGGATACCCGTAGCCAGTCTCTCGGGCTAGCGCCTTGCGTAGCTCATTGTGGATGGCTATCCCAGTGTCCCGTGCTTCGTTCATGTGGCTATGGGCATCGTCCAGTATCCGGCGCATCCGGCTATCGGCAGACTCTCCCTCAATCTCAGGCAAGGTCAGGGATGCCAACACCACCTGTTGCTCAGCGTAGTGCCGAAAGTCCTGCACACATTTAATGATGGATGTTACGGATGGATATAAGCCCAGTTTCCGGGCATCTCGTAGATTGGTAGGGCGCATGCCCTTGGACTCGTCCGCGTAGGGGACCGTATGGCAGGGTTGGCCGTCCCGGTCGTACCAATGCATTGAGCCGCTGTTCTCTGTCTTTTTAATCATGTGTCTTCTCCTCTGCTCCAGCGAACTTTCCCAATAACTGGTATCTCATCTTTTCTAGGTCTTTTCTTTGTTCCCCAATGCCGTCCTTTGACGGTAGCTTCTGCCTTGAACCCTGATGCCTTTAAGCTAGCTCCGTTTTCGCTTTCCAAGGTGTAAGTGATTAATTTTCTATAACCCATTCGTTTGACCTCTCGATAACAAGCGCCGTAGAGGCGTGAACAGGCGTTTCTAGCCCCCAGGGTACAAAGGCGGGTCACTTCTAAGGTTGTATTGTGATCAACCCCCCGAGCTACAGGACGTCCGACGATAGCGACCCCCATAATTTCCCTCTCATCAATTAAGGCCAATGAAAACTTATGACCTACAACAGGTCTTGAGTGCCGGTGATAGGTATAAACAAAACGGTTGGCGGCTCTCAAATGTATCCTGTGGATCTTCATATCTTCGCCCTGTAAAAGCGGAAACGAACACCGTTCATTTCCGCTTTCTGTTTAAATCAGCGCCCCCACTTCTCTGTCCTGCGGCTGGAGGCCCACCGCTCATTCCCTCGCTTATTAGAAGGGGATCGGATCGCCCTCTGTTGTACGCTCGGCCTCCTGGGCGGTTTGCATCATTCCCTTGGGTTGCCAATTGGTAGCCTTCTCGATCCGCCCCCTGATCCAATCAGGCAACCGTACCCAGGCCGCTGGGTCCATAGTCTCAAAATCAAATAGATACGGCTCGGAGGTGAGCGGCGTCATAGTCAGCCCCTTTGGAACGGCTGTGGCTCCCTCCACGTTGGTGTAGGTCTTCCCGTTTGACGCAACGTTCTCCATCAGCGTGAGCATGCAACCCTTCCCAAGTAGGTTTGCGATGTCGAAGCTCTTAAGGCCTTCAGCGTCAAATGGCTGTCCACGCCAGGCCTCAAGCGTCCGTTTGAAGATGCTATTCCCGGACAGCGTCACAAAATTATTGTATTCACGCCCCACAAGGAACACATCGCCAGCAGCGGTCCTCTCCTCGGAAAGCTCCCACTCGATCCGGACCTTCTGTTGGCTAGAATCGTAACGCTCGGAGTACTGCACCCCCAGGTCTATGACTGCTACGCACCAAGCCGCATGCGTACCAGCTGGCGCACGTTCCCAAACTTTATCTTCGCCCGTATTTAACCTCATCTCACTAACTCCTCGTTTATGAATGCCTGCGGCAAAATCTTTCCGCCAATCGTCAATCGCTCTGTCTTCTTCGCTGTGTGTCACCTGTTGCCAACCCTGCTCTAATGGTCATCAACCGCCCTCTTATTTTGGCAATCGATTCCCTACTCTGCCGGACCTCATACGCTAACTCTCGTAACCATTGAATCAGCGCCTCCGGCCTGTCTCGATACTCCAGCGGGTCCGCCGTCCCCGCGATAATGGCTTCCAGCCTTGGACTATGTTGCATGCTCGTGCTCCTAGTTAGTGAATCAGTAGGCCAGAGGGGGCTCTCGCCCCCCCGGACCTCGCGCCAATCAGCCTTGCTGCCACAATCCCCTTGCGAGAGCCCCGAGCAGACGGCAGGCTGAATCATTCCAGAGGCCCCGAACCGGGGGGCTTGCCGAGATAGATCGCGGTTAACTCGGTGGAGCATCGGGGGCGTTTTCTGTGTCCCGGTAATAACCCCCTACAATGCCTGGCGCGGCCTCCGGGAGTAATGTCAGGTCGTGCGTAAAGGCCTTGAGCGTGACCTCGGTGCCATCGTCGCTGGTAGCCATCATGGTGATGGTGCGAAAGGTTGGGGGGTATCCGGACCCTGGCCGGGGGAGGTCAGTGATCGATATCAGAACGCTAGAAACGTTGTGTACTGATTGCTCAACTTTAGCCATGATGTAGCTCCTAAATAGTGGCTTAAAGGCCTCTTAGAGGCCGGTGGTTGGACGTTCTCCCCAACCCCTAGCATGTGCCAGGGGTCAGGGGGTAGAGCGCTAGGCAGCTAATGCCTTCCACTCTTTCGAGCGGGTCCAGGCTGCTACCTGCTCGCTTCGAGCGATGCGTGTTGCGGCGTCATGGTCTCGGCCAGTGTTACGCATGGGTACGACGTTGTTATGCGTTGCGTAGCAGGTCATGGCCGAGAACAGCGCCCACATGTTGTGTCCGCGCTCATCGGCCTCTCGCACGTATTGCGCACGCAATTTGGAGGCAAGGCGTTTGCTCATTTTGGGCAAGGTTTGCAGGAACGCTTCGACGTTCAACGGTGAGTCGATGTCGGCGAGGCGCTTCAACCGGTTAGCTTCAATCCAAAAGTTTTCGATAGCTTTCTGGATAACCTCATCGATGCCAGATATCTGTAGGCCCGACGTGTGGCGGCGGTAGTGCTTCTCAGCTACACCCCAGACGCAACCGTTCAGGCAGTACCCGTCGAAGCCCCCAGCGAACAGGTTGACCGCGACCGTGCCATAACCGTTGCGGGCTACGATGCGAAACGAGATGTCCGCCTCATTGAAGGCAACGCGCATTTGCGGAAAGGAGTAGTCGTGCAAGCCCACTGCACCCCCGTATGACAGTTTCTCAGAGCGGGTAGCGCCATCCAGGTACTGTGCGGGTACGATGCGGGACATCGAATCCTCAACCGCGCCGAATAGCTCCCGGTTCTGTACGGTCTGGTACTTGTTGCCAACCGTTGCCAGGATGATCGGCTCATCAGTGACCGGATCCTGCCGGAGCAGTTTCTTTTGAGTCGGATCCGCGTGCCAGGTGCCGTGCTTGTTCTGCCAGCCGTCCACGCGCTCGCAAACTTTAAAATAGAGCGGTGAATCGGGCGAGAAGATTGAAGCGGAAGGGCGGATTTGGGTGACGTTGTTCATGGTTAGTGCTCCAGTTGTGCCCCCCCGGCACAATTGCCAGGGGGTGATTCAAACAATAGGCTAAGGCTATGGCGGCGTCAAGGTGATATCGGAATTATATTTGAGCGACTGCCAGCAACAGCCGGGTGACGTGCCGCGGATCCGCGAAAACGCCAGCCCGACAGCGTGGATGCGATTTGAAAAGCCGGGTTTCCCGCGCCGGTATTTTGATCGGAGCCAGTCCCAAGAGATCGCGGTCCCTCTTTTCCCTCTTGCTTGGGGGCGATGAGATCCGGATTCCAAGCATGCGTAACCGCGCCGTGTCACGGAAGTCGATTAGCGGCTCAGACCAGCCACCCGGTCGGCGTGGTGTATACAGATCCGATCTTCGCAGGGCGTAGTCATGCCCTCGCAGTAGCTCAAGTGCGGCTATCTCACCGGTCGTGAGCTTTAGGGTGTGGCGTTTGCCCTGCAGCGTGATGGTAATCGTGGTCATGGTAGTGCTCCTTATCGCTCGTCTAAGCCCTTAAGCCCCCTGACCCTACCGAGTGCATAGGGTCAGGGGGCCGCGTGGCGTGGTGAGGCTGTTAGAGGCGTTTAGGCGTAAATCGTGATCCATAGCTCGCCCGCCACGCCGTAGCCTCCCCCGGCGAACGGTCTTGGCCAGACAAAAGTACATTGATACGTCGATGTCCCAGACTCGGTCCAGGATTCGAGCCGTGACGTGTAACAATCGGTACCGGTACGCCGGGCTATGCTACGCTTGACGGCGGCTAACGGCGTCTCGTCGCCGAGTAGGACCGCGTAAGCGGTCGCGGGTATTGAATGGCTTAGGCGACCACCTTGAACCATCATCGGGATACGGGTTTGCATTGTCATTACTCCTAAGGGTGAAGGCGCATCCATGCGCCGTGGTTGGGAATCGATTACTAAACTAGGCTGCTATGCCTGCGGACTTGATTGCGTTCGACACCGGCCCGTGAATCTGGATCGTGATGGACTTGGGACTATTCGAGCTAGTACCAGAGCAAAGCTTGCAATTCTCGCAGGTTGTTTTACGCCCGGCTTCTTCGCTCGCGGGACAGCTGATCTCGTTTGCCCATATCTGCTCATTGCTGCCACGCGGTCGGAAGGTCCGGAACCCGCGAAGCTTGGCTTCTGCTCGTTCGCCTACGCTGTCCACTGATGCCATGCATAGGTGCGCCAGGCTCTGATGCGTGCGCCACTGATGCGTGTACCCAGTGTGATGTGCGCATAGTCCAGCCATGGTATCCCAGACCGATACTGGTACTGCTGCTGGATCACCGTATGAGCCGATACGCAACACGCGGTCATACAGGTCATGGCCGTTGTCGATCATGTCGTCGAAATCCGCCGTGGCATAGTTGCCGCGCTTGTAGCACTCGTAAACGGCTCGCGGAGCGTTATCGATGCGCACGTAGCAGGTGCGAACTGTTCTGGTCTTTAGGACACCACGGATTAGCTCGACAATGGTCTTAGGCCGATGTGGGCAGTCCCCGCAAATGCTAGCGTCTGCTCCACTGTCGAGCGCTGCTCGGGGGCTGATATCAGATCGGATGATCCAAGTCTGTAGTTCGGCTCCGGTTTTACTGTTCGCCGATTTGGTAGTCAATCCCGTGACAATTGCCACGATTGGCATACCGTCGAGTAGTGATGGGCCTTGATAGATGATTAGACCGTTTTTGTTCAGTGTCATGTCATGCTCCATTTCGGTTGGTTGGTAGTGGCTCACCCAAAAACCCGCAATTAAGCGGGTTTGGTAGGTTTGGATTGCGGGAAGGTTTAAATGATCTCGAATGTGTAGTTTTCGTTCGCCCGATACAATCCGGGCTCATGGTTCAGCTCTATTACAAACCCGCGTTGCAAAGCCAATGCTAGTAGCTCATCTTCGTCATATTCAAAGTTAAATGCGGGCGCTTGGCTAAGCCAGAGACTGTGTTTAGTGAAAGTAGGCATTCTGTAATGCTCCGGTTAGTTGGGTGAGTTGTGGTTAAAAATACGATGGCAGAATTACAGCCAGCGTGATGGAAATGGTGCTTGCGAGCAGGGTGATTAGAATGGTGTCAAGGATTTGCATGTTCTGTAATGCTCCAAGTAGTAACTCAGTAGTAAGGGTTTTTATGGTACATCCAAACACTAGTCCAGGATTCCAGGTAGTCAAGGTAATCAGTGAAATTAATTTCAATATCCTTGAATAACAGTTAGTTACAGCCGTGGGATAGTGTGGACAGTGGGACAGTGGTCTGTGGGCTGTGGGGGCTGTGTTGCTTCTTAGTCGCTACCACCAAAGCCCCTGCCTCAGGCGCACAGCGCTAGACTCCCCGACGTCCAGGCAGTCCAGGGATGCCAGGTAGTATCTGGCCTACTGTGCATGCACCCAGCGCTGTACATCTGCACACTGGGTATCTATCCACAGTGGATCCATACAGCGCTGTGTATCTATCCACTGTGCATGCATACAGTACTGTAGATCTATCCACTGTGGATCTGACCACTGTGGATCTGACCAGTACTCCCCATGCAGAAAAAGGATGCTTATTGGCTAGGACGCTGGGGGGGGGTAGCAGGCTTTGGCCCCCCCCCTCCCTCAGCCAATGTCCCTTAGGTCACTCTGTAGACCAGGAGAAATACCCAAAACAGATCCCAATAGCCCCTCTGTGATACCAGAGAATCCCAGGAACACTAAGCCCGAGGACTGTTCAGTAGTACTGAGACCCCCGGTTCCTTTGGAACCTACTGGGTCTTCTGTCTTGCGGGAATTATGTTGGTTATGTTGTAGGGGTGGTGGGGGGAATTTGAGGGCGTGTTGATCAAGAAGGTGGGTTATCTACATTTCTGTAGTAGTATTACAACCTAAGTCAACGGTATTTTAATTTACTGGAGATTCCGCTAAGTGTCAAATCCTCTGTCAAGCTTAATGCCTACAGGGGTCTTGGGGGATTTGCCTGCTGAAAATGGGGGAAGGAAAATGGAAATACAGAGACCAACTGGCACGAGGACTCTTCATGTGAGCGTCCCTGTGGACCTGCATGTCCGGTGGAAGGTTGTCTGTGCTCGGATCGGGATGCCAATGGGGTTAGCCATCGTTAAGGCTGTTGAGGCTTATGTCATCAAATGCGAGGCAGAGTTTGAGGACCCACCCAGATTTATCGAGGAACCCAGCGTGACAAACCATAAGCCCCAGATAGCGCGGACTTGATATTCCATAGGGGGAGGCTATACTCAGTGAATGAGCGAAGAAAACGAAGCAGTTACGGATATGCTGAGGATTATCAAGTCTGCGGACCGCTGGTATCTGGAGTACGAGGGGGCTTATGAGATCGAAGACTCAGAAGATGCTGATGAAGCTATAGCGGCGATGGAGAAGGTCCTCAGGGACCCGAACCGTCTTGAGGAATATGGATCAATGGGCCTGGACTGCGATGCTGTCCTGAAGCCAGATGGAACCCTGAGGCTTAGAGTTTACGACTGATGGCTCAGATAACCCCGTATGCCAGGAAACGAAGTGAGTAGACGCAGAAAGAACAACACCCCAGTGCCCGAGGACGTGTTTGAGAAGACATTGACCGGGAGTTGCGCAGCAATTCTCGATCCCATCACCGAGACAGTCCCCAACAAGGCCAATTCGGATTCGCTAAAGGTGGCTGGCGGGGGGAAATCTCTAGCAGGGAAAATCCTTTGCGAAGCTTTTGAAAAACGCTCTTCCGAATCCACTCCCCACGACAAACCCCCTCTCACCCCAGCCGAGGTGAATCGGGTGGTGAGCGCAGCCTTCCAGGATGATGTCCTGAAGTGCCCTGCGATGAAGAGGGCCATTGAGATAGCGGGTAAGGCCCATCTAGCCAGGGAGCTGGGTGTGGCTTATCAATCTATGGATAAGTGGCCGATACGGGGAATGCCCAGGACCGAGTGGACCGGGGAGACTGAGTACTGGCGGGTTATCCAGTTTGAGACCGGGGGACAGGTCACTAAAGAAATGCTCTTTAAAAGGTCTTCATGAGAATCGTGACGCTACGAAGTTGGGGGAGGGATGAGCAGGCGCTCTCTTCGATTCTCTCCTGAGAAAGGGGTCTCTTTGGATTGGATCCCTGAGGGGAAAGGGTCCTGGCAGGTTGTTTTCATGGGATTTAGTGAATACCACCCGTGGTGGTTAACGGGTGTTTGGGTGATAACCCCGTGGGGCTTGGCGACCATTGGGACTTTTGATTTAGGGCGTAGGGGGAAATGATGAATCTAGCACCACAAAGCGAGGCTCCGGGCCTCCCGGCAGTCACTGGGGTTAATTACGGGTCAAATTATCTATCCATTGATCCAGATCTTCCATTTGAGGACTTTCAGGCCGTATGGGGAACTTTGGTAGGGATCCACGGGGCTTGTCCTTGGTGGATCGGGGATGCAATTTTGCAGGGGGAGCAGGCTTATGGAGAAACCTATGCGCAGGCCATTGACGTAACAGATCTAAAATACGACACCCTCAGCAAATACCGCAGAACAGCTCAATTCTTTGAGAAACGGAATCGATTCCTAAATCTATCATTCACGCATCATCTAAATGCGTTGCATGCACCAGTACCAGATAGACAGGAACTCCTTCAGAGGGCCGAGGACGAGAGCTGGTCCACAAGGGATGTCCTTGCTGAGGCCAAGGTCCTAAAACAGCGTGATGGGGCCATAGAGGGCACTGCCGAGGAAAAAGGTCCTGCCTTTGAGGCAACATTCCGAGCTAGCCGTGAAGGAAATGACTACATGGTGTGGGAGGTCTTGGATAGCCGGGAGGTTCTGGTGGCGAGATTTTATAATAGGGACACTCCGGGGTGGGCAGGAAAGTCTGTTTCGGAGTGGTACTACGGATTCTTTAGAGATGCTCTTCGGGGGGAAGGGATTGCCAAGTGAAGCCCCTGCCAGGGTCATTAGCCGAGGCGCATGGGCTGCATCTGAAGGCTTTGAGCGACGCGGGGCAGCTTTCACAGGATACTGGCTTGAGTCGTAAAGAATTGGATATATCCCCTGCCGCCCCATGCCGGGTGGGTATTGATCCGGGTCTGACAGGGGCTGTGGCTTTCCTGTGGGGTGGTGGCAGGGTTGATGTATTCGATATTCCTGTTCTGCCCAGGCTTAGTGGGAAAGGCACGCAGGTGAATGCGAGGCAGTTGTACCTTATTCTGAATACTGCTCCCCCAGGGGCCTTGGTGTACTTTGAGCAAGTCAACCCAATGCCTGGACAGGGTGTTACCAGCATGTTTCACTTTGGACGCACTGTGGGGGTGATAGAGGGCGTTCTGGGTTCTCTGGGCCTTCCTTATGAGATGGTTCGTCCACAGGTCTGGAAGAAGGGTGCAGGGTTGTTGAAGAAGGAAAAGGATGCTTCTCGAACGTTGGCTTTGCAGTTGTACCCGCAGGTTTCGGATAAGCTTGCTCGTAAGAAGGATAACGGGAGAGCTGAAGCCATTTTGATTGCTCGTTATGGGGCGGGCTAGAGCTTCTGTAGGTGTTGCAGGTTGCTTTCCTCCTGGGGCACTCTCCTCCTCAGCACGTACTTACCCCAGGAGGTTTTTTTCATGACTGACAAACCAAAGCACAGCAATCAGCCTAAAAGGGGCCGCAATCCTGGGTCTCAGCAGCATAATCACGAGGGTAATCCAGATCTGGAGTTTATCGTTCGTCGAAGATACGTGACTGGCAAAGAGGAGTATGGTTTGTGCGGTGCGGTGTACTATGTTCCTCAGTTTGAGGATTACATTACTTGTGATCGATATAAGATAAAGCCTGGAGGACGATGTGGCAGACACGGGGGACTTTCAACCGGCCCAAGAACTGAAGCGGGTAGACGCCGTTCTGCCCAAGGCGCTGCCCGATACGCGGAACAACAGCGTTTACTTAGAGAAGCGGGCTCCGGAGTTCAGAAAGGATCTGGCAATGGAGTTTCTGACGTACATTCGGCTGGGGATGACGATCAAGGAGGCTTGCCGAAAGAGGGGAATGCCTGAGATCCTGACCATCTACGATTGGCTTCACGACCCTTCTAAGAAGATTGACAAACGCTCTTTTGAGACTTTATTTAGAGATGCCTTACAAGACAGGAATCTATCCTGGTTGGATGATGCCTTGTTGGACATAAAGGGGCTGTCCTTGTCTGGCACGAGGGAGGATGCGTCCCGGCTACGCAAGGCTGAGATTGTCAGCAATATGTATTTAAAGATTGCAACCCAGGGGAAGCAGTTGACAAAGGTTGGTACGGACTCTGGCACTGACAAGGAGATTACGGTTAATATCCAAATGTTTGGCGTGCCTAAGGATGAGCTATGACGATTGAATCGACCCTGGTCCGGCGGTTGGAGAAGAAGCTTCGTGCGTCAGTAACTATGCCTAATGTCAATTCCACTATGACTGCTTCTGAGCGGACGGCCATTGCGGTGGCTATTCGGGCTGGGCGAACGAAAGAGATTGGGGAGCGCGTTGCCAGGATTGCGGATAGGTATGTGCGCAAGACGGCAGCGACCCGTGTCACTGAGATGCTGGCTGATAACGCCTTGTCTTCTGTGGACTTGGATGAGTTGTTTACCTGATGCCTCGGTTGTCACCTCCGCCAATAAGCCGATTTGGTTTGACTGGAGGCCAGCCTCTAGCGCCGTATGCTGATTTGCCTGTAGCGTTACCACCACCGCCTAGATACAACCACCGCCTGCCTGGGTGGGCCATGCTGGACATAGTAAGCCGCGAGGATGCTCTTGAGCGGGCTGGGTTTAATAAACCGTTCTGGGGGTTGACAGAGAGATTGGAGTTACCCTCGCTTAATCTTCAGCCTTCCAATAGCAATTGGGGTCAGGATTATCCTGGAGGCCCTGAGGACCCGGCTAAACATCAAGAGTTAACCGATAGAATGGTCGAGATGGGGGAGGATGCTCTGTTTCCGATATCTTCCTTTGTCCGTGGCAGTTTGATCGGAAACACTGCAAAGAACTGGAATCAGGATGTTGCGGATCTGGCTAAGAAGTTAAAGGCTGATGGCGAGACGGATGATGAGATTTGGAAAAAGACTGGGGATTATCTCAGGGAAGAGAATAGTCCTCTTGCAGCTTCTGTAGTTGAGCCTAAGACGGGGCAGGTCTTCACGGAGTATCCGGATGTTGGTGCTCGGTTCAATCCCGAAGGGTTTACTTATGGGCTTAATGAGCGATTGATGGAGGCTGATGACGCTCTGACCTTGAAGCGTCTTTCTGATGAAATGGGGAATGATCAGGTGAATGATATGCCGGTCTCTGAGGCGGTCTTGGAGGCTTTCAGGCAACGGTATAACCGAGAGCCTAGCCCAGGGGCCTGGGCAGCTTCTGCGCGGGCTTCTGATGAGTTAACTGATGTCGCTTTGAAAGAATTTAATGTCCCTGGTCCACTTAGCGCTAAACAGGGGGATGTGTTTGACCATCCCTTGATGTATGAGGCTTATCCTGAAGCGCGGGATATGACCATTAAGGTTGTGGACAGGGGTCCAAATACGATGGGTGGGACGGTCTCTGGGTGGGGAGAGCCTCCTCGAATGACCTTATCCCCGGCGACTGCGGTTAATACTTCTTTAGATGAGAATAGTGCGTTAGGTGTTCTTGGGCATGAGAATACGCATGCATTTCCTCAGGGCGCTACTGTTGGTGCTGCGACAGGGGCTTCTCCCAGCAGGGATTTATCAATGCAGTGGGCCGAGTCTGAAGCTGATCGACTAGGGATTGCGGCGGATAGCCCTGAACAAGCGGAGTTTCTGTTTGAGATGTGGCGTCGGCGGTTGGAGAATCCATCTCAGCTTGATCAAGACGTTTATCAAAAAACAGTTGGTGAAGAGCAAGCCAGGGCTGTTCAGAAACGAATGCTGCTTCCTTTAGAGCAACTCCGTCAAAATCCATTCCATCGAAGCATGGACACGCCGATGGCTGAGCAGTGGGTGAGCCGGTTGAGCGAAGGGAATGCCCCTCAGATAGGCCTTCCTCCGCCCCCCAAGAACCTTACTCCGGATGAGATGCGTGTTTGGCAAGGCTCACCGCATAAATTTGACGCACTTGATCCCACCAAGATAGGCACAGGTGAAGGCGCTCAGGCTTATGGGCATGGAATGTATGTGGCCGAGAGTAGGGGCGTAGCTCAAACCTATCAGCCTAGAGATTTCGACGCCGAGGAAATTATGCTGGCGCGATATAAGGAGGCCGAAAGCGCAGGAGACTACAACCGCATGGAGCAATGGGAAAATGCCATGATGCATGACACTCCAGATGACTTGCGCGAACGATCACTAGATATGGATTATGACGAAGATTATCGGCAAGCAGCGGCAGAAGTAGCCGAAGAGTTGGCGGATATCCCATCGGCTAGCTTCCTCTACGAAATAGATGTCCCCGACGAAGACATAGCCAAGATGCTGGATTGGGATGCGCCGCTGAGTGAGCAACCGCAGAGTGTTAAGCAAGTAATTTTGGATTCCCCGGCAGGCAAGCAATTTGAAAAACAAATGAATGATGCTAGGGAAGCGTTCGGAGTAGATGCTGCCCCTGATTGGATGGACGATTACACAGGACAAAGTTTTTACAGACAATTAGTTGAACTAGAGGCGAACAAAGTTCGGGCGCTCCCTGGCAGTCGATTTCAAAACATTGCAGATTCGAAAAATCCGGCAGAATCCGCTAGTAAATACCTTAACGAACTAGGCATCCCCGGCATCAAATACTACGATCAAGGAAGCCGAGCAGCCGATGGCGGCACCCGCAACATGGTGCTATTCGATGAATTAGCCAGACGTGCCAAAGTCCTGAAACGCAATAATGAGACAATTACGAAGTAAAAACTATGAAGAGGGATTGACATGGGTTCGTCATTTTCAGGACTGCAGGGGTTCCGAGGGCAGGATGGTCAGCAAGGCCAAGGAAGCTTCGGTGGTTATTCTTATGACCAAGGGGTGCCTACTTATTCCGGGCCTCCAGGGGCTAATCAGAGTAACTACGGGACTTTGGGGGGTTACCCCACTATCAGGCCGTATCCCTTTGGGGCGTTCTCTGGTGGCGGGGCTGGGGGAGGTTTCCCTGGTGGGGCTGGGGGGCCTCTGCCGGGAAGAGGGGGTGGTTTTGAGACCCCTTTAAGTTTTGACCGTCCGGCACCTCCACCGGCTGTAGCTAGCATTGCGCCTCGTGTTGCGCCTCAAGCAGCGTCTAGATCGTCTGCTAATAATGGCTACAACTATGCTCGCAGCACACCAGAGGGGTTGTTCCTGCCGCCCGGAAATCCCAGGTATCAGGGGCCGGGCTTCGCTCATAACGCGACACCTGTCGCGGCAATGGGGCATTCTTTGCCGAATGGGAGCCCAAATCCCATGTTCCCTGGAAACCGAAAATAGGAGAGTGTTATGGCTACATACGGAAAACTGATAGGATCGATTTTAGGTAGCGCCTTGTCGTGGGCAACTTTACAGTTCGGGTTCGACATGGACCCAGGCACACAGGCAACGATTGTTGGTGGAGTTTCAGCCCTGCTGGTCTGGTTCATTCCCAATAAGTGATGCCGTGGGTTTCTCTCGCGACTGCGTTGTTGAAGCTCTCAGGGGCACTGATGGATTATGCTGAGCGCCGAGGGCACATTAAGCAGGGACAGTTGCAAAGTTACCATTCGGCCTCACAGCGAGCGGCGAATCGGGCTTACGCGGCATGCGAAGCGATTCGCCGTGCTCGCGTTGATGATGATTACAGGCAGCGGCTGCGTGACAAATACGGTCGTGAGCGAGTTCTGCCTGATAGCGCCGCTCCCGCCGATTCACCGGGAGATGGATAATCCAGCGACAATTGCTTGGTTGGATGAGTATAGAGCTGTTTATGATGTATCGTGTGATGACCTATGAAGTGGTTTACCATCAATGCCTGCCAGGGGGATGAAGTTTGTGCAACCTTCTGCCGAATCGCCCACAGACCCCTTTGGCGGGCACCATAGGTCATGAAAGGATCTACATATGGATGGCTTCGGTCAAACGGCGCTCTACATGGTCGAGGTAGCGGAAGAGCATCCAACTGGATTACTCGTGGTCGTGCTCGGGGCGGCCTGCTGGTTCCTCTGGCGGCAGCTAACCCAAACCCGACACGACAGAGATGTGATTATGCGTGAGATGTTTCGAGCGCAACGACACGGCCATACGCTTATTGACTCCTCGGAGGCGAGCCAGACGATGTATCGATTAGATCGCAGGCGCGAGACGCGCCGCCCACCTGGTGATATTGAGCGTCGCAGATGATCACGAGGCGCAGGTAGATGGAACACGATCCAAAAAATGGATACATAAGATATCCGGTGGCGATAGCCGGATTTCTAGCGGCATTGAGCCTAACGCTGGCGGTCAGCGCGTTTGTCATGGACAGTCATAAGGCGCTGCTGGTGATCGAGATAAAGCATCTCAGCGAACGCCTCGTGGCCCAGGCCGATAGAGACGCGGCTATAGCTGCTCGGTTGCGGGTGCTGGAATCTAACGCGCTGGGGATGCCCAGGGCAGATTATCAACCGGACGAGTAGCTGAAAATGGCAACAACGAACGTAATCAAAGAGAACCGTTTTCAGCCTCCGGCACGTAGAATCGTTCGCGCAGAATTTACGCATACCGAATCGGGGCTTGTGTGGGAATTTGGCCCGTTGTTTGTTGTTGATGGGACGGATGTTCAAGCTGACTTGGATGCCCGCTCTGTCGGCATCGAGGAGAAAATACTATCGAGGGAGCGTAATCTGCTAGTGCAGGATGTTTATTCCGGGGCAGATCCTGCCGTTCTCGAATCACCTGCATATACCCGCGCCGAGATCGATACGATTTTAATGAAGCGGACCTGCAATTTGGTTAACTCCGACGACGAGGATAAGGCAGCAAAGCTCGACCTTATTGCCCCGTGGATGGATGAGTATTCAGATGCCCAGGTTGCCGCTGCCATTGGTTGGACTGAGCCGCAGGTACTTGATATTCGTGCGCAAATCACTGCGCAACGTGCTGCAACTGACGGTCTGGGACACTCACAGCCGAGGTTTGAGGGGGTGGACTGATGGCTAATATTTACGTGTATGACGCCTCATCTGTCGGAGTGTGGACGGCAGGCACCACTTACTCTACAGGAGATTTTGTTTATCCATCAGACTCCACTGTAGTAAATATGATGGAGGCCACAACCGGGGGGGTAGCTCATGCGGCAACTGAACCGACATGGCCCGCCGCTGAAGGCACGGTCGTAGACAATGGTGTCACATGGACAGCTCGCGCACCGGATTCGGTTGGCGAGGCGTGTGAAAGTCTGCTCCGGGCGGTCAATGCGTGGACTGCGGGTGATGTAATTCTGATGGAATATCGGCACCGGGAAAATTTGACATCAACTAGGGATTATTATCTTGCTGGAAGCTCAGATGCTAATTTTGCTTTGTTGCGTTCGGTGGATACGGCAGACTCAGACGCATACCGACGCCCAACGGATCATCAGATTTATATGGATGCGGCGGCTAATACACAAGACATCAGGTGGAAGGGGGTTTGGGTTGTAGAAGGGTGCTGGCTTGAAACTATCGATGATATGAGTTTTTCCAATCCTACTTCGATGAAGTTTTACGACTGCGATCTTAAGCACCCGTCCAGCGGCAACGGGAAAGATGCTTTTTCCGCCTCCACCTACGGTCGTAGCGAGCTTATTAATTGCCGACTCAATTTCCCCGGTTACGCCAACAATAACCGCGTGTCGAGGCGGTGGCACGGATGTACTTTTGAAAATAGTGGTGCCACTCCAGCGATTAACAGCAGTGGTATGTTCAGTTTTATAGGTTCAATAGATCTTACCGGATGTGACTTGTCTGCCGTAGGCAACTCTAACGGTATTGTCCAGACTAATGCGGCCACCAGTGGTTACGGGACAATGAGGTTCGTGCAATGCTCCATGCCGACGTCCTTTATTATGTTGGATAGCACGCTATCGTCATCGGCTCGGGTTGAGGGGCATGGATGCTCCGTCGCGGGGATTCATGAAGATTTTGTCTACGTCATGGGCGGGGATTGTCTTCAAGATTCCGGGGTTTACGCTGACGCAGGGTTCGATGAGAAAATTGATGGACGATTCTCGGTCGCAATGTCGCCCAATTCAACTTGTAACCACTGGACTGATATACGCTCACTCCGCTTTGGGAGCGTATATCTCGGCGGCACGGGCAGCAAGACGTTTACGGTGAGCTGCGTACACGATTTCACTGCACTCAATCAAAGCGATGTGGGGCTGTTTCTGTACTACTTGGGGACAGCCGGCACTCCCGCGTGGGACTTGGAATTGGGTCTGGAGATTGGTGGCCCGACGACAGCTCTCGCGGCTCATACGACCGCTTGGACCGGAGCGTCAGGTAAAACCAAGGTCAACCTAACCGCTACAGCGACAGTTAATCAGACTGGGTTCTACGCGGCAGAAGTCGTTTTGCGCAAAT